CTGGAGCCGCAGCAGTAGCACCTGTCATTCTGCGATGGCTCAATCCTAAAGATGCATCATTCGGCGTAAGCAAAGAATGACACAATCGGATTTCTTTACGTTCTACTTTGCAAGCCTAGCCGTCATCGGTGGACTAGCCGCATTCGTTATCAGTCACTTACTGGCTGAAATAAAAGCGCTTCATGTGCGTGTCGATGAGATCTACAACATACTTCTAGACCGATAATTTTTGCCATGGCAAGAAAGAAAGTCATTGATCTCGACACTTATAGTGCGCTTGATGCGTACGCGATCTCTATGCATGAGTTCTACAAAGCCCTGCGACGTGCAGGCTTCGCTGTGGATTTATGCCTAGCAATCATCACAGATCGAGACGCTTACCCTGACTGGCTCCTGCCATCGATCCCTGACCGAGTGGATCGCCTACCTTATGAGGATGATGACGAGGATTAATGAAGCGAATAGTGATCGTGTCAGACTTACAAGTCCCATTTCAAGATCGCATAGCCGTAAGAAACCTAGCCAGTTTTATCAGTAAATTTAAGCCCCACGAGGTAGTCACAATAGGTGACGAGATTGATTTCAACACAATTAGCAAGTGGTCAGAAGGGACGCCAGAAGCCTATGAACAGACTTTGGGAGATGATCGCGATGAAGCTGTTCAGGTACTTTACGATCTACAAGTAACACAGATGATTCGGTCTAATCACACAGACCGCTTATATACACAGATCATGCGTAAGATTCCATCGTTCCTTTCATTGCCAGAACTTAGGTTTGAGAAGTTTATGCAGCTCGATGAACTAGGGATCACCTTTCATAAAAAGCCCTACAATATCGCGCCTAATTGGATCGCAGTCCATGGAGATCACACGCCTATCAAGTCTCAGGGCGGTCTCTCAGCCCTTGAGGCAGCCCGTAGGCATGGCAAGTCAGTCATCTCAGGGCACACTCACAGGGCAGGCAGATCGTCCTTCTCAGAGGCCTCTGGTGGCCGTATAGGGCGTGTTCTGCATGGCGTAGAAGTAGGCAACCTCATGGACTTTAGCAAGGCCTCATACACAAAGGGATCGGCTAATTGGCAACAGGCATTCGCCATCATGTACGTCGAGGGCAAGAACGTGCAAGTCGATCTTATTTACTTTGAGAAGGATGGGACTTTCGTAGTCTCAGGCAAGCGTTATGGACGACCTAGATAACGATTTAGATAGGGACATCGATGACCACATTGATGACTCAGAATTGTTACCATTTCGTTATCTTATTATCTAAAAATTCCCCCTTAGGGCATGAGACAGTAGAGCCAACGACGAAGGGCGTCGGAAGAAAGGCTCCAACATGTTCGATCCATCACTAGGCGACTTGGTTGCCATGATTGTCTTATCCGCACTATATTTTCATCTAGGCCGTATTGTCGGCATTCGCGTAGGTTATCTAAAAGGCCGCAAGGCAGTCCGAGATTATTACGCGACCAAAGAAAGGGTGCGAGTGTGAAAGCAAGTGAAGTCCTATTATCAGCTACTGACATCATTGGAGACCGAGGACGAATTTATGGTCATCCTCGTATCAATCAGACTCGAATCGCATTACGACTCCAACAGATGCTTGAAACACCAATCTCAGACCATCAAGCGTGTCTGGCGATGGTCGAAGTTAAACTGGCAAGACTCCAGGAAACCGCAGATCACATTGACTCCTATATCGACGCGTGTGCTTACCTGGCACTAGCTTGTGAACTCATAACAGAAAAGGATGAGCAATATGTTTAATCTTGAAGATTATGAAACAGTCGAAGAACGTCTAGTTAAGTTTTGGAAGGATCATCCAGATGGCCAGATACACACAAAGTTACTTGAACACTCAAGCGGTCGTTTTATTGTTGAGGCTTCTATATTTCGTACAGAGGCTGACCTTCGGCCGTGGACGACGGGTCTCGCAGAAGAGACCATCCAAGGACGGGGCGTTAATGCGACAAGTGCGCTGGAAAATTGTGAGACTAGCGCTATTGGTCGAGCTCTTGCTAACGCAGGATACGCTACGAAGGGAAAGCGTGCGTCACGAGAAGAAATGGGCAAAGTCGCTAAAGCATCAGAAGTAAAGGCTACGATCGATGAAGTAAAGGCTAAGATGGCAGATACATCTGGCGAATACATCCCAGTCGTAAAGGAGGAGGATCCATGGACTATCAAGCCAGCGACTATGCCGCCCACAATGGGGGAAGCCGTATCGATGGTGAAAGAAATCATTGGAGGCCAGACAGAGAAGGACATCCCCCGGTGCCAACATGGCGACATGATTTGGAAGACGGGACAGACTAAGGCAGGCAAGCCTTGGGGTCATTTTAAGTGTCCTTATGCAGTTACTGGTGAACTTACTCGATGTCCATCACCGAATGACGTGATTTGGTACGAGATAAACAAAGAAGGCGCATGGCAACGACAGAAGGCGAGAGCATAATGGGAAAACTACAATTTATGAACCAAGACGGCGAATGGGAGTCATTCCCGACAGAGGATGAGATCCATCGATCGAAGGAAGTAATTGCCATCTTGGAAGAATTTACATTCACAACTAGATGCTGCCTATGTAATGACTCAATACCTTACAAAGACATTAAAGTTAACTTGACCAATAAGAGCTGGTCATGCGCTAAGTGTCACGCAGTCAATGGCCTCACAAAGCCGTAAATACCGGGGATTCTCGACCGAGCGTGTTGTCGCCCGTTACCTATCGGAGTGGTGGCCACATGCAGACATTGGTCGAGGGGCTGGAAAAGATATAACACATGTCCCGTTCGACATGGAAGTTAAAGCTAGATCGGCGTTCCAGCCAAAGGCATGGATCGATCAGGTCACAAAGAGGGCAGCTAAAACTGGTGGGTTGCCCATCGTTACTTGCCGTCTTAATGGTCAAGGAGAAGGTAGTCCCCAAGACTATTTGGCCTTTATGCGGCTTGGTGATCTGGTCGATCTATTGCTTCGTGCAGGTTACGGGGATTTGAGCAATGATCTTGCTAAACTAGAGCCTATGAGATGCAACAAGTGTGGCGCATGGGCGTTCACCGAAACATGCAGAACATGTCAGGTGCCAGATGCCAACCTATGAGTTCGAGTGCGATAACGAGAATTGCGAGAGCAATGCCAGGATCGAGCAATGGTACTCAATCAATGAGCCTCATGACTTGGAATGCCCATTCTGTCACTCACCAATGCATAAAATTTATAGTTCGGTAGGGATCTCATTTAAGTCCCCGGGCTTCTATTCAACCGACAACAGATAACGACACACCGCTCTGAACAGGACTTATATGAATAGATTTGACACGCATGGTACTCTCAGGGCTAGAGCCCATCAGGGGCTCAGGGCAAGCCTGAAAGGCGCAGCTTGCCTGGTAGCCATCGCTAGTGGGATAGCCATGCCTGCTGAAGCAGGGGCGTCCAACCAAGCAATTCGATACGTCAAAGACTTAGCGGAATATCAATTGACTGATAAGCAAGAAGCATGTCATAACGACATCGTTTATAGAGAATCTAGATGGAATCCTAAAGCAAAGAATGGCTCACACTATGGGCTATATCAAGGTAAGTCTAAGAGCTTAAAGAATGCCAGTACTGTCAAGCAATGGTGGTGGTATTGGCACTATGTAACACACAGGTATGGGGTTACTGAGTATGATGAGCCTAACTATTGTGTAGCACTACACCATCTAAAGACTAAAGGTTGGCAGTAATGGAATGTTGGATATGTCGTGGTAAGTGTGTATGTAATGACCATGCCTAAGTCTAAAGATCCTAGAGATAGTAGGGCATGGAGAGCGTTAAGACTACGCATACTGCAGAGGGATAACTATAGTTGTGGGTACTGTGGCCAACCGGCTGATACCGTTGACCATGTGTTGTCTATTAAGGATCACCCAGACATGTCTATGTCACCAGATAACTTATTGAGCGCTTGCAAGTCGTGTAACTCACGCAAGGGATCACGCTCAGAAGCGAGTTTTTTAGGTAGTAAGTTCAC